CGTTGGCCGCCAAGCTCTCCAGGAAGTCGCGCTCCTGCTGCTTGTCGGCCAGCTGCATGGTGTCGAACTTCAGCTCAGGCACCAGGAGCTTGGGCTGCTCGATGATGCGCGTCTCGCCGCTCTCCTCGTCGACTTCGAGGATCTCTTCCATGATGACGTAGCGCTGCCCGTTTCGGACTTCGTAGTCGTAGTGCTCCTGCGCCTCGGCGACGATCATCATGCGCTGCTTGACGAACTTCTGGATCATCTTCTGGTAGGTGGTCAGCAGCTGGGTGACCATGTCCCTGTTGAGGGCGTCCGCCGCGTAGGTCTCGCCCTGCGCCGCGCCCTGGAGCATGGTGCGCGAGAGGCCGTAGACCATGAGCATGTTGTCCTGGATGCGCTCGAAGTCGCCGGTCATGTCGGGCATGTTCTCGCGGCCGAAGACCGGCACCATGTCGACGGCGAAGTGGTGGATCAGCGCCCGGAAGTCGGCGGCCAACGAGGCGTCCAGGGCTTCCTCGAAGTCGGTGAGGTCGTCCTGGGTGGGGATCCACGGCTGCTCGGTGCCGAGATCGCTGGCGGACGCGCCGAGCTTCACCAGCACCAGCGGGGTGTAGAGCCGGTCGGCCACCGCGTCCATCGCGGCGTTGAGCATCTCCTGCTGGATGACGCTGCGGAAGCCGCGCATCAGGATGGGGATGCCGCGCTTGTGGAAGGTGTCGCCCTTGAACTTCAGCTGGGTCAGCAGCATGTTGCTGACCGGCATGAGGGCGTCCTCGGTGGCGTATGCCTGGAGCTCGGGGTAGTTGCGCATCAGCGCCTCGTACTCCCAGCGCGGCGAGCGCTCCTGGAGCACCTTGCGCAGCGACTCGGGCAGCCGGATGAGGAAACGAGGGTCCTTCAGGAAGGGCGAGCGCTCCACCTCGACGTCGTCCGGGTTGAGCAGCTCGTCGTCCTCCCACACGCCGAGCAGCTCGTTGAAAGACCCCAGAGGCCACGCCTCACCGGTGAGCCAGTACTCGCGACCGACGTCGAGCAGGAAGTTCTCGTAGTCGAGTTCGTCGAAGAACAACGAGCCGTGGAAGTCGATGAGTTGATCGTCTTTGCACTCGAACCGCATTCCCTGGAGCGGGAACTTGGTGAAGATGTCGGTGCATGCCGCGATCAACGGGTCAGTAAGATATAGAATTCTACAAAAGGCTCTGATCTTTTTCAATTCGTCATCTTTGGTGACGTCGTACGGGAGATTGTTCTGCCGCCAGTAGAACATGGGGTCGCGCGGCCGGCCGGTGGCGAAGGAGACGTTGGCCGAGTTGTACCCGGCCGGCCCCACGCCGCCCACCGTGGTGGCGGTCTTGCGCGAACCCACGCGTCGGTTGCGGCGCATCTCGCTGAGGACGTCGTCGTCACCCGAGGCACGGCTGAAGGGGTTGGTGTCGCCGGCCGTCTTCATGCGCATGCCCTCGCGTGGCATGCGGCCGCTGCGGGCGATGTCCTTGGCCTGCTGCACGGACTCGTTGAGGATGAGCCCGTTGTGCGACCGGGCTGACGACCGGTTGTCACGCATCTGGAAGTCAGCCATTCTCGTTCTCCTCGGGGATGGTCAGGCTTCTGAGTCGGTTTCCAAACTCACGGCGGACCGCCCAGGAAAGCACGCCATGTTCACTCTGGAGGGTGTCCAACACGCGGAGATTATCACGGCACACACCGCAGAGATGAACTGTTCTGCCGTTGGGCAGTTCAACCGATCTCACGAGGAGTGGACGGGGACTGTGAAACTTCGCGCCGTCGCAAGAGACATACTGGGTGGGGATCTCGGGAAGGAGTTCCTTTGTTACCCCAGACAATGCTCCTGCGATGGCACGAGGGAATTCCACAGAGATCTCACTTCTGCGCGGAGCCCGACTTCTCGTCGGGCTGAGGTTCTACCTTCTCCACGAGGGCGCTGACCACTCCGTAGTGCAGGAGCATCCCCACGTTGCGCAGCTCCTCCGGCTCCGCGTCCGGAAGGTCGACGACGTCTCCGTGGACGTAGCTCTTGCCGTTGCGAGTGAACGACAACAGCGCGGTGTACTGGCCCATCAGTCCTCTTCCGGCTCGAAGACGAGGGTGAAGTTGTCACCCACCGAGTGCTTGTCACCGATCTCCGTCATGACGGTCATCGTCAGGTTGAGGGCCGGCGTGTACTTCGCCCACTCCTTGTTGCGGTCGTCGGAGTAGTCGGGCGCGAAGGTGAGCTGCGTCTGGTCGTCCTGAAAGTCCTGCTTGGACTGGAGTCGGATCTTCGCGGTCATGCGAGCGCTCATCGTGATTCCTTCCCGTTCTCGGCTCGGATCTGGGCCAGCACCAGGTCCCGGTTGCCAGCGTGCTGGAGCGCGAGGTACCGCATGTAGGAGTCGCGGTCGAGCGTCGCCCCCGTGTGGGTGCGGTACGACGAGGTCTTGCTCTTGCTGGCGAAGGGGTTGTCGTCGCCCTCGTCCTCGTCGGTCTCCTCCTGCGGGTCCTCCTCCTCGCCCGGCTGTGACTCCGCGCCGCCCTGAGCGCCTGGGGGCACCGGACCGCCGTCGCCGGGAACCTCGCCCGCCCCAGGCGGTTGCGCCCCGGGAGCGAGGTCCTGAGGGGGTGCCATGCCTTCGTCAGGGCCCATGCCCGGCACGTCGATGGGCATGCCGCCGATCGACTGAGGGAAGGCGGAGAACTGCGGCTGCACTTGCACGGTGAAGCTTGCGTGGCAAAACTCGCACTCGACACCGCCATCAGAACGTGCTATAACCTGGCCTGAGCCGCAAAATGGACAATTCGGACACCAGATGTTGTCCTCCAGCACGAAGGTCTCTGTGCCAGGAACACGCGGGCAGTAGACAGTCTCCTCGACCTCAGTCTCCTCGACCGAAGTCACCGTCCAGCCGAACCTCTCGACGTTGGTCGCCTTGGCCTCGAAGATGGCGCGCTGATCATCTCGAAGAAAGAAGGTCGCGTCCAGGTCCTTGGTGGAGAACCCCATCTGGTGAATCTGGGTCTCTTGCTCACCGAATCCCTTGCGCCACTTCGAAGTGGGAGCGAAGGTGCCTACCCCCAAGAGAGTGGCGATGTCTCGCACATGAAGCAGCGTCTCCAAGGAGGATGAGCTGATGCTGGTGTTGGTCGCGGTGATCGAGCCGTCGGCGGCGAAATACCCCATCAGCCAGCCACGCAAGTATTCAGGCGCGGCACCCAGCGGTGGCAGCGTCTTGGTGTAGCCGATCATGCCCGACGTGTAGGCCAAGCCCGGCACACCGTTGCCGGTGAAGCGTTCCTTGGGCGATGTGGCGCACACCTCGTCGAAGTACTTGGACAAGTCACGCTTGTGGCCCCAGAGGATAACCGCACCGTAGGTCTGATTTACCCTCTGCAAGATGGTGCCATCACCGAAGACGAACCCCATCCGGATCGCCTCGTGGTCAGGCTCCACAGACACCTGAGGCAACCGCAGGTGAGGGAGACGGTATCCAGAACGCAGATCACTCGTGACCACCACACGATGCCGATCACGCTGAGGCCCAGTCGTCACAAGCCAACGGTGGTCAGCCGTGGCACGGATAATCTTGGTCACCTTGTTGCGCTGCAACGTGACAGCCCAGAGCTTTTGCCGACCGAACTCATGGATGATCGCCGGCACCCATCGGCCGCTATGGGGGTTGGCCGGATCGTCGGAGGTCATCACCTCCTGTACGGTGCCGACCGTCTCTGCCAGCGTTTTCACGCCCTCGCGAGTGAGGTAGCGCGTCTCACCCGCGAAACAATGGAAGATAGTGGACGAATCCCCTGAATCATGGGCAATTCGGACAATCCTCGGCTGGTCGAACGCGACGAAGTGCGCCAGCCTCTGCTCGTTGCTGGCCTGCTTGCTGAGGCCGCCCTGCCCATGGCGAACGGCGAAACGCGGTGGGAACTGGTTCGCCATGCGATGGCTCTCATTCTGTGCGCACATCGGGCACATCATCTGACCGTTGACCTGCTGGCGGGGGTTGTACGGCTGCATGCCCCGGCCGCACCTCTCGCAGGTGCGCCGGGTGTACGCGAGCCGGTCATTCATCGGCGTCCCCAAAGGCGTCACGCAACAGGCTGTGGGTGGCCAGGGTGACCAAGGAGTCGCTGTCGGCCGCGTCCAGCTGGGCGAGCACCTCGCGGAAGGCCGAGTCCTGGCGGACGAGGCCGGCGACGTGGAGGAAGGCGTCCTCGGCGATGTCCTGGAAGTTAGCCAGATAGCCCGAGTTGGCAGCGAAATGCAGGACGCCCATCGTGCCCTCGACGGCCTGCATGTGCTGCACGGCGGAGAAGCTCAGGCCCCCGACTTCCAGAGAGTCCTCAAGCTCGTCCCGCTCGACGGCGGCCGTGCGCGTGGCGCTGGCCGGCACGAGATCGTCGAGGTCCACCAGCGTGACGCGCCCGAC